AGGACAGTCTTTAGTTACGTCGCTGTGATTAAACTGCCGCGCAGTTTAACGGATCGAACGTCGTTACGTTCGTCGTGATCCAACCGCGAAAGGTTGGTGCATCTGACAGCTTGTCTGGCAGAGGCATATCTCACGAGGAGCGCAGCGACGAGGGCTCCATTTTGATGGACAGAGTGACTGAGAATCGAACCGCAGGAGCGTAGCGACGAGGATCGGATCGCAGGGAAACGGAGGACATCGGTACGTATGAGCAGTACGTGCTGTAAGTTGCAGAGCATCAGCATGATACGGACGAACAGGTACATGATTGGGTGTGTCAATGAACGCGACACAGATATCTCTGGCAGATGCAGGCTGTAAGTTGGTGAGTAGCAACAGGTTACATGGAGTGTGGCAGTAGTACCGTGAGCCGTGGAGTCCGTAGGAGCATGGAGATTGAGTCAAGGTTAGCTTGGAAGGACGAGAGCCTTGGATGTGCAGGCTGTAAGTTGCCGAGCATAGCGAAAACATGTGACAAAGGAACATGTTTGAGCGAAGCTAGGGGGTCAAGGGGGAAGTATGTTGGTTTGCGGTTTAACAATCCCTACCAGCATATACAATTTTCAGTTTTTGTGACACCTGTGCCACCTCTGTGACGCTTTTTTCAAATAGGTGGACGTTATTAATTAGTATCTTTATCAACGACTTACGTAATTTGTGACACTTGTGACACTTTTTTCTGAGTAAATAAAAAAATAATTTTCATCTGACTGAAAAAGGTGTCACATCCGTCACAGATTACGTAAGTACTTAATACTCTTATATGTTAGTTACGTCCACCCCCCCAAAAATAGGTGGCACAAGGGTGTCACAAGTGTCACAAGATAACTATTGACAAACCATGAACCCTTGTTCACATTATCTCTGCAATGCCAGTATCTAAGCCTGATGGACGCACATACGCTGCTGGAAAGCCGAAACAGGTGACCAAGCAGCAGAACGCAAAAAGAACGCGGTGTCACCGCAAAAGAATGAAAGCTGAAGAGGATATGAAAGAAGCTCAGAAGGAACTTGGTAAAGTGGAGCGAAAGCTTGCCACCAAGCAACAATTCCTCGAACTTATGAGCCAAGCACCCACTCCTGCCCAGCAGCGGAAGGCACTGCTTGCAATGTTTCATGAGCGCGGGATCAGTCCTATCGAGGAGCTGATGAACTTTACAGATGACCCTGACGTGGACAAAAAGGACAAGATCGCCATCTGGAAAGAGCTGTGTAGTTATACCCAGCCCAAGCTCAAGAGCGTCGATGTCCAAGGTACATTGTCTGGCGAGATGAAGATCATGACAGTGGATTATTCCAAGGTAGCCAAATCCGACCTTGCAAAATCCGTAGAAGGTGAGATAGTTGATGCTAACCAATACGAAGAGTTCCTAAGCGAAGAAGAGAAACATGACTCTGGATGACATCAAACACTTTCTGGCTGAGCATTACAGCAACTACGCAGTCGCGGTAATTGACGAAGACACAGGAGTGCTTGAGTACAGGTACAGCAATGAGATGATTGGCAAGATGCTTTTCAAGGAAGCACACAAAGATATGGAAAGCTACGACGCAGACTGCGACTATGAAGTAGTCTGGGAGGACGAAGACGAAGAAGAATAATGGACGTACAAGTTCCTGCACAGGGTTGGAAGCCGAGACCGTATCAGCTTCCGCTACTTAAATACATGTCCCAACAAACTCGGGGACTGCGTGCTGTCGTGGCATGGCATCGTCGCGCGGGCAAGGATCTCACCTGTGTAAATATTCTGGCAATCAAAGCTCTCCAGCGTGTGGGCACATACTGGTATGTATTACCTTACGCCAACCAAGCCAGACGTATCATCTGGAATGGCATGACAGGTGAGGGCAAGAAGTTCATTGACTACTTTCCGCGTGAGATCGTCGAGAAGAAGAGCGAACAGGAGATGCGCGTTCACTTGAAGAACGGTAGCGTCATCCAGCTCATGGGTTCCGACGACCCAGATAAGATGGTGGGTGCGAACCCAGTCGGCTGTGTGTTTTCGGAGTATAGTATCTCTGATCCATCTGCATGGCAGCTCATTAATCCCATCCTAGCAGAGAACGGAGGGTGGGCACTGTTCAACGGTACGCCTCGTGGTGAGAACCACTTCTACAAAATACTTTTGAAAGCGCAGTCCGACGGACAGTGGTATAGCAGCCACCTGTCCGTCAAGGACACCAAGGCGATCAGCCCAGAGGATGTACGTAAAGCCAGAGACGAACTGAACAATGAAGCCCGATTCCAGTCGGAATACATGTGTTCGTTTAAGACGCCAGTCGAAGGATCGTACTACGGCAGTTATATTTCCAGAGCCTATAAGGATAAGCGCATCCTCGACGACCTAAGCCCCGACCCAATCCTGCCAGTGCACACAGCGTGGGACTTGGGAATGGACGACGCGACCACTATTTGGTTCTTTCAGTTGTTCAAGAACGAGGTACGGCTTGTTTATTACTACGAGAACAGTGGAGAAGGGCTTCCGCATTACGCCCGAGAGCTAAACCGTTATGCCGTGCAGAAGGATATTATGTACGGAAAGCACTACGCACCGCACGATATCAAGGTACGTGAGCTGGGCACTGGCAAGAGTAGGTTAGAGATCGCACGAAGCATGGGGTTAAAATTTACCACCGTCAAGAAACTCCCTATTATTGATGGGATCGACGCGGTGAGAGCATTGCTCCCTAGGTGCTGGTTCTCAAAAGCAGGGTGCGCCAGAGGTCTGGAGTGCCTGAAAGGATACCATAAGGAGTGGGATTCATCGAAGCAGGTGTTCAGGAAGACACCTGTCCATGATTCCAACTCTCATGGTGCTGACGCTTTCCGCACAATGGCTGTCGGACTAAAGACACCGAAGCTCGACAAGAAGAAACCAAAGTATGAGTACGACGTCGCAGCAGTTCGATGGTAGGTTGTCGTTACTGGATGAGGCGGTCATCCGCTACCATGCAGCAGGGCAGGACTTCATTGCAATGCTGGATTACTTCCTGAACTACAGACCTCCAGCCAAACGATATGTCTTCAGCGCACCCGACCACCTCATGTTGTTTGAGGAGATCACAGACGAGGAGCACGGGAGGCATTGGAGGATAGCCTACGCTGCCAGCAGGAAGAAAAACGCAATTACTCATCTAATGGATATTGCTCCTTACAAGCTTGACACAGTATCATTTAGCAGGTACAGACATCTAGCATTAGGCAAAGTAAACAAATTTAAACATTACAACTGGGAGAAATTATATAGATATGGGAGGAATGTTCAGAAGACCAAAGGCTCCACCCCCGCCACCACCGCCCCCGCCACCGCCCTCTCCTCCTGCGCCAGCACCGAGGCAACCGATTCGTCAGGCGAAGCGTAAGAGTGCGGTTGTGTCCCCAGCACGTGTTGTGTCTATGGGTGCAGCCCTCCCACGTAAACGACAGACCCAGCGTGACCCCAACGGTATGGGCTACGGCTCTAAACTTTAAATGCACCAATTAAAGCAAAGGTATGAGGAGCTTAAGCTCCTTCGGTCTAACCTTGACCACATGTTTGATGACGCACAGAAGTTTGTGCGCCCAAACTCCAATGAGTTCGACCACCACCAGACTACTCGTAAAGACGACGACTCTCGTGAGATCTACGATGACACAGCGGTGTGGTGTAATCAGATGTTTGCCAACGGTCTGTCTTCCAACTTGATCCCTAAGTCGGATCGTTGGATGTACCTTCGCGTTAAAGATAAGCCGACCAAAGACCTAAACGATGCAGAGCTTACATACTTACAGAAGGTAAGTGACCGTATCCTCCATGAATTTGCGTTACCGATGTCTCAGTTCTACTCTGCTACGCATGAGTGTTTCCTAGACATTGGAGCTTACGGCACAGCCCCAGTACAGATTTCATATATTGATGGGTGTGTGAACTTCCGAGCACGTCCCCTTGCAGATGTCTTCTTTGACGTTAACGCACACGGACAGGTAGACACTGTGTTCTACCGTTGCTACAAGACTGCGCGTCAACTCATGCAGATGTTCCCACAGGTGGAAGGAATGCGTGGCTTCGACAAGAACAAGTCTACCCACAACAAGTATGAGCTTGTGTACACCATCCAACCTAGCGATGACAAACGCGCTAAGCAGGGAGGACGTATTGGACCCGAACGTCCATACACTGTAACCTATTGGTGTCCATCACTTCAGGAGCCACTGGAAGTAAGTGGTTCAAGTTACTTTACTTTCCTCGTACCACGTTGGTCTAAACTGGCTGACGAAGTATATGGACGAGGACCTGCATTCACATGTCTGTCTCAGATTCGTGTGTTGAACAAACTAGTTAAGGAAGTACTGATCTCATCTGAGTACATGAACTTCCCAACACTGACTGCCGAAGAGGATAGCATTCTGCTACCCATGAAGTATGGTTCACGTCAGGTCATGTTCCACGAAGCTGGTAGTGAGAAGCCTTCGCCAATCTTGGCTGGTAACCAACCACAGTACATGATGCAGATGATTGAGATGTACCGCAGTACAATCAATCGTTCATTCTTTGTAGACCAGATCATCCGACAGGAGAAGAAGGAACGCCAGAGCGTTACCGAGATCCAAGATGTTCGTGGTCAGATGCTGAACCAACTCGCACCCCTGCTTAATCGCATGGAAAGCGAATACCTTGGACCAGCAATCGAAGCTACATTTACTTTGCTTGAGCGTAACAACGAGCTTCCAGAAGCACCAGATTCCTTAGATGGAACAGAACTAGAGATTGCTTACGCAAGCCCAGCAGCCCAGTCGCAGTTTGCGACACGCCTTACAGACCTAAGTTCCTTTATGCGTGACCTCGCACCTCTCGCTCAAATCAAACCCGAAATATTGCAAGCACTCAATGAGCGTGACTTGTTTGAGGATTACGCACGCTACCGTAACATCAGTCCTTCTGTGATACGTTCACAGGAGGACCTAGATGCTGAACGCGAACAACAAGCTGCTCAACAAAACGAGCAGATGCAAGCACAAGCAGCACCAGCAATCGGAAGCACCATAAAGGACATTGCTCAAGCCAGAGCTACTGACCCAGAGGGTGTAGGACAGTTGTTAAATATCTAGTATGCTAAAAAACATTGAACGGCTGCGTAAGAAGGCGCAGCTTCGTAACGACCTGCAATCTATACTAAGTACACCTGAAGGAACACGTTTCTTTAAGGTGCTACTTCGTGAGTGTCACGTGACTAAGCCTGTGTTTCACAGTGACAGTACTAAACTGCGTGAGTGCGAAGGCAGACGTAGGCTCGCCATGAGTTTCCTGAACTTACTTGCTGAGGATGACCCTCAGCACCTGATAAATAAGATAGAGTTAGAAAACAATGAGTGACGAACCCGCAACACTTGGTGGCGGTCTTGAAGTAGACGCAACACCAACAGAACCAACACCTACCGAGCCTACATCCACAGGTGTAGATTTTAGTAGTCCAGATGTTTACAAACAGTTTGTAGACACTCTGCCCGATGACATCAAAGTGTCTCAAGCTATTACAGAGACAACAGACTTTACGTCTCTTGCCAACCAGATGCTCAACGCACAAAGTGCTTTAGGTAAGAAGCGACTGGAAGCACCACAGGAGGACTGGGGTGACGATCAGTGGAATGATTTCTACAGCAACCTTCGACCTGCTGAGGATGAGTACGCCATCCCAGACGAGGTTAATCTACCAGAAGACCTTGGAGAAGTTGACCTTCCTGAGTTTACAGACGAAGCCCTACAAGAACTTGTAGACTTCGCAGGTGAGCTTGGACTAAGCCAACGACAGTTCGATGGTTTGTATTCTAGGTGGGCACAGATGGCTGTAGAAAACAACCAACTGGAAGCTACAGATATGCAGGGTCAGTTAAAAGAGTACAAGACTGCTCTTATGGCTGACTGGCAGGATGACTTCGATATTAAGCTAAAGAACAGTAAAGAAACCTTCAGTGCCTTAGCACAGGACATACCAGAACTTAACGAGTTAATTACCAACCCGCTGGTAGCCAACCACCCAGCAACGCTCAAGTTATTTGATAAACTTAGCTCAATGGTGGGAGATGCACTACCAACTAGCGGTAGTAATATCCCAAGTGCTTTTGGTACTAACTCCGTGCAAGGTATCCGCGCACAGATTGAGGATTTAGATGCTTCAAATGCAGACCTAATTCTTTCTAACCCAGCCTCTCTAAAGATGGCTGATCGTACAAAACGTGAACAGATTCTCGAAAAACGAGCTAAATTGTACACACAAATGTACGGACAAGGCTAAAACTACTTGACATAAACAGTTTTATGGGCTACTCAGAACATACTGGGTAGCCCTTTTTTGGGTCTGGTAACAGCTTTGGAAAGCCGTTAGTCACGTTATAACTAGAAGAGTCCGAAAGGGTAGCTCGTCGAAAAGCAAACTATTCACTAACTTCTATTATTATATCATCATGGCATTATCAGCAGTAGGATCACAGGGTTATTCTGGAGCAGTTACATCGCCTTCCGCCACCACAGCAGGTATCGCGGCAGGGTCGATGAACGCAATAGAAACCTCATACGTGGCTCTGTTCCGTGAGGGTTTTGAACAAGCGTTCCAACAAACCCAATCGAAACTTCAGCCTTTCTTTGAGTCCGAGACTCAAAATTCAGAGTACCAATACTTTGACCGTATTGGTGTAGCAGAGGATATGCAGGACGACAACACTCGTCTTGGGGACAACCCAACATCGCAAATCCTCCATGATCGTCGTCGCATTGGTCTTAAGGACTACGAACTCGGCAAGTATGTCGATGAGAAGGATCTTAAGCGCGTACTGACAGATCCAATGAACG